AAAGAATCTGCTTTAGCAATACCAGTTGGAGCAGTTTTATTGATGTGCATTGGTACTGCTGGAGAAACAGTTCCAATTCCTAATCGCTCATTACTAATATCGTTTGTTATCCAAGTACCTCCTAATGATAAAGTTTGAGCATCGGGGTCTAAAACAAAACTTGCAGTCCTACCATTAGAACTATCGTTTAATGCCCTCATTCTAAATTCTATATTCGCACCAGCAGTTGATTCTTCAATGTGCAGTTTAGTGCTAGGCGAAACTCCAATTCCTAGCCTGTCTGTATTAAGGTATAGTGGAGTTGCATCGTTATCTCCAGTTTTTACTTGTACTCCAGCACCACTTGCTCCAGCTACGGTTGAACCGGTATCGCCTTCTAATTTTAAAAGGCTTGTATAGGTTGATGCTATTGTCTTATTTGTTAACGTTGCCATAATAAATCCTTTATACTATATCTTCCCACTTGCGAAGTTCATTATTCCAAGTGTCGTTGATTGAGTTCCATAAATCTCTAACTAGCCGTGCAGTTTGCTTAACTATAGATGTTAATTTTAAACCTAGGTTTAACATTAAAAAGCACCAAGATAAGCTACAACCGAACCACTTGCTAATGTTAACGCTGTCCATTGACCAAATATTGTCATTCCTTGAGGAAATGTATTGCTTGTATCAATAGCGTCACCATTGCCACCAGATGTTCCTATAAAATCAGAACTAGAAGGTGTTAGAGTTGTAAATGTTGAATCCTCTATAAATTGTATGGCTACTATCTTATATCCGGAAAGAGCAGTAGTTCCATCTTCAAAAACAGAACCAGCTTGTCCTAAAGCTGTATTCTGAGCTTCTACTACAGTAAGTTTATTTATTCCACTTGCCATCTTGTTTCTCCTTTCTTATGCCTTGCCGAGCTTGACAATTCTCATGGGCATATTGGTTTTATCTAAAACTTGGGAATCTAATTGCCCTAGTTCCTCCAGTTTTATCTCGTTTTTTCATTCCATTTTTCTTTACAGCTTCTTTCCACTTTGATTGGTGAATCGTAGCTAAATTTAAACTAACTTGTGCTAAATTAGTATCTTCTGAATTACCAGCCTTATCTTCATACAACCTTGCCTTAACATAATCTACAATAGAATTATGAAAAACATTATCTACGTCTGGTGTGTCAGTAATAGCAGTTACCGCATTAGGTTCTCCATAATAATGTATTAATATACCATTAGTAACTGCCTCGTTAATAGGTTTATATTGACCTTCTAAAGAATGACTTGTTCCAGCGGTATTTCCTTTTGTAGTTACAACAGCTAAATGATTTCCTCTAATAAACCAAGCTAAATAACTTTCTGGGTATGTATACGTACTTGCCATTAATCAATATCCATTGTGTGTATTTCATTATCTAATAAGCGTGGTATCTTAACATACTCGCCACTAGAATCCATAAAATCTACTCTAAAAACTTTATTAATTTCCACTCCCGAATTTGCATCACTTAATGTATACCATTGTTGGTCTGCAACAGAGTTTGTTTTAGCGTATTCAACTTTAGTATTATAGTTACCTAGCTCAACTAAAGCCTCATTAACTAAATTCATAATATAGTTTTCTGGAGCAGTTGGAAAAGCCTGTCTAACCCTTGATATAATTTTTTTTACTGTTAAGCTATGTACTGCCATTATTCTACCTCTTCCCAACTTAAAGTTGTGTCTTCCCAATTATTAATATTAAAACTAGACCAAAATCCTTTTACAAGCCAAGTTATAGAAGACGGTAACGAAACCAATGTTAAACTTGGCGATGTATTTAAACTAACAAGTGTAGAAGATGGAGAAGTGTTTAAACTTACCAACGTTGAAGACGGTGATGTATTTAAAGATACCCCAGTAAATGAAGGTGAAGTATTTAATGTAACTAATGTTTTAGACATTAAGAACCTTTCATAATCTGAATACCTTTATCATAATCAGCCTGTAGTTTTGCTTGTTGACCTTGATACCACTTATATCTTTGCTCTTCTCTAGCCATTCTTACGTTTACCTCAGCAACATATCCTTGAGCTTGAGAAATATAAGATTGAGCAGATTGTAAATAGCTTGGAACACCCTCAATATCTAATTTATAAGAAGCTATAATACTATTTATTTCTGAAATAGCAACATTTGCTCTAGCTAATTCTTGTCCAGCAACCGCAACAGTAGCATTTAATTGATTGATTCGTGAGTCACCTTGTTCTTTTCTTGCTCTTGATGCGGTAATATATGAACTAGAAAATGCTATTCTTGATTGAACTTCATTTGCATAAGACTGCACATTTGAGTTAAATCCATTAGCTTGTGATAAATAACCATTAGCAGTATCTATATAAGCCTTAGATGCGGCAAGTTTACCATTCCAGTTTTGAGCCTTAGCTGAAATCCAACTAAAACGACTAGATACTTCTGATGAAAAAGCATTTACTTCTTTTATTAAAGTGTCGCAAAGAGTTGTCCATTCTTTAATATAAGCATCAGCTATTTTTAAATCTGCGTTTACAGCTTCTATTGTAGACCTAGCTTGTTGCATCCTAGCATTTGCAAGTTCTGTATCTTCGTTGGTTAGCTCTGCGTCAATATCAGCTAAATTAGCAGTTAAGTCATAATCAGCGTTAGGATGGTTTCCATTAATATAACTTATAGCTCTATCAACATAAAGCTTTACACTAGTCATTCCTGTTCCAGTAGTATAAGTATCTTCGTCTCCCAATAATGAAGGGTCTCCAACTCCATCTCTAAATTTTTGAGCAGCAGATTCTATTGCTTCTATAGCGGTTTTTATATCAGATGAAGAAGTATCAGCCAGACCTATTGCCTGTCCAATTTCAGTAACCGCTCCACTTACTTCACCAACAGCCTTGCCAATTTCTCCAGCCATGTTTGATAAAGCGGTTACAGAAGAACCAGCTTGATTTTTCATAGCAGTTAAAGCAACTACAATATCATTAGAGCCAGAGGTTGGGTCTGAACCTAATACTGTTTCTGCATCAGCTAAATTTGCATCTATTGCATTATAAGCTGTTTCTGCGTTTCCTAAAATATCAAAAGCATCAGTACCACTACCGGGAAGATTATTATCTATTAAATTTTGAGCGTTTAACATCGCATCTCTAACAACTTGAAATCTTTTATTGGTGTTATCCCACAATTCTGTAGTATCATCAATATCAGCTATATCTGTATAATAATTATCTATTTTGGTTTTTGCAGTATTAATTATATCATCTGCTTTGTTTAATTCAGTTGATATAGCACCAATAGCAGTTGTATCAAGAGCAGCAACTGTGTTCATGTTTCCCATTACATTTTGTAAAGATTTTACAGAAGCATATAATGGAGTTAAATATTCATATTCATCTGGAAAATTAGTTATAGCAGAATCACCATAAGCTACTGATGGATTATTTACTTCTAAATACTTACAGCTACCAGAAGCTGGTAACGCATTTAATTTACCATTGTATATGTAATACACAGGGTCTGTTGTTGTAGCCTTGTTCATATCGTCACTATCAGAGGCTCTACCTCTTAGCGTTGCCGGTATTAACCTACAAGGTTGTTCTATAGTTCCATCATTTCTAGTTACTGACAATACTTTAGCAGAATCAAGGGTCTCAGCCTCGCTACCTACTGCTGTACTTGTAAAAGTATCTTCGGTAGCACAAAACATTTTTAAATTAGGTGGCATAGAATTTATAACTTCCATAGCACCATCTGATAAAAACTGACTTAACTCAGTTTGAGTTGGTGCACTACTGCCATCTATACTTAAACTTGTTAACGCCTCTACTTGTTCTTCAAATGTAGCCATTTACTATTTATCTTTTCTTCTTTCTTTTTTTAGCGGTCTTAGCTGCTTGTTTAAAATTTTTAGCTGTTGGAGCACCCTTTGCACCTTTCTTTCTCATTTTTTCCCCACTACCCGCTTTAATTCTTTTTTTCTTAGCGTGGATGTTAGCATATAAACCTTTTTTCTTTTTCTTTGGCATTACTTTTTTCTCCAACTTTTTTTAGCATTAACTTTAGCTTTCTTACTTAATTCGCCAAAGTGATATAATTTTTGAGACGACTTAGTGTGGGTTTTACCGCTATGCAAATCACCGTTTTTCATTTTGTGCATACCGCCTTTCCAAGTCTTTCCTTCTTTTGTATAATGTCTTACGCCTTTCATAATTACTTCTTTTTCTTTTTAGCTTTATTTCTTTTGCTTATTGCTGCCGCTTTTTTCTTAGCATCTGCTTTAGAACTCGCACCCCAAGCTCTTAAAGAAAGTAATAACCTAGTAGGTTTACCGTTCTTTTTTTCTGCTCCGGGCATATTACCCATACGTGCAAGAAAACTAGCTCTTCTGGGGTTATCTCCAGATTTAACTGGGGCTTTTAAAGTTCCACCAGTTTGTTTTTTATAACTAGCTCTACCTTTTGCGTTTAATCCACCTTTAGGGTTTTTACCCGCTTTGCGTTGCCAAGCTGGAGATTTTTTTCTACTAGCTGTTTTTTTCTTAGGCATGGTTTGCTTTGTTCATTTGTTTAATGCTGTCATCCATACTCATTGTTGATATTTCAATATCAGTTCTTTTACCTAGTTCACTTCTCATAAACATGGTACTTGTAAATTTACGAACAGACGCTTTCTTTCCGCAAGACTTACAATAAAACCAACCTTCTTTATTTGGAGCTTCACAATGTTTGCAATTCATATTTTCCTTTTTAGATTCGGGGAGCATCCTTTATACGACACTCCCCATAGTTCTAAGGACTATTATCTTTATTTAATTAAGATTAGTTAGATGCTAGTTCTATATATTCGACAATATAGCACATTTTACCAGCGGTAAAAGCACCTGTAGATGCTTTAGTTCTAAAGTGAACATCTGTATCAGCAGCTCTATAAGAAGCCGCAAATGTTCCCAATATAGCTGTACCACCTAAAGCCGCAGTTAAAACATCATCAGTAGATGACCCAATTCCAGCCGCAACAGATGTTCCGCTACCTTCAAGGCAGTCAGCATCAAGAGTACCAGTAAAATGCGTACCTCCAGCTGCCGTACCTACACTAACTCCAACTGTTGCACTTGCATGAGCTAAAGCAGTATGAACTACAGCAGTCAACTTAGTAATAATTGAGTTACCCGGAACAGACATAGCCCCAGAATCAATATTAGCAGAAGAAGCTGTAAAGTCAATAAGCTTAGATTCTATTTTAACAATACCTTTACTTGGTGGTAATGCTAAACTATTGCTATTTGTGTTTAATACGTCACTTCTCATGTTACACCGCCTCTAAGTTAATAAGTGCGTGAGTTTCTGGTAGAGATACTTCAAGACCCGCTTCGGTAAGAATCATGTCTTTACGTAAATCTTCATCCGCTTGTTGCACATTAGTTGTAATAGAAGTGTCTCTATTAATACCGTTACCAACTAACGGTCTATAAGAAACGTGGTCTAGGTCAACTAAAGCCATAAATCCATTTGCAAAACCTCTAAATAAAGGTTCTTTTACTAAGGTTACGTCTCCGTGAATAGTATCTACTTTCACCACTCTATGTCCAAACGTACCTTGAGCTTTTTCTATGTTATAGTTAATTAAGTCAGCAGTCATGCTCTTGCCTATAAAACCACCACTTCCCATTTTATTAAAATGAGACATAACAGGCATAGATGCTAATGCTAATTTTGAAGTGCTTCCGCCCCTAGCTGGGTCAAAAATTACTTCAAAGTCAGTAAGCATATCATCATAAGTCCATTGAGTTGCCGTATTAGATTTATAATAAGACTTATCTTCGGTATATGACACTTGAGCTCCGTCACCTTCTACTGTTGAGTTTCTTACTATTTGACCAACAAGCCCATCGGTGTATTGAATACCACCTCGTGAAGCCTGTTGTCCAAATAACATAGCACGTTCAATATCTACTTTGTGCTCACGCAATTTAAGATTCCAAATGCGTTGCCATTCATCAGCATAGCCACGATAAACTGTTGCACGTGCTGTGTTAGACATTTCACAAGCTGTTTTAAAAATTTGAGTAAACCCAAATCCGTTTTCTAACTCTTGAGACCATACATCTGGACTACCAGAGCCTTCTTCAAAAGAAGTTCCAATAACCGTACATTGTGCGTTATCTGCAATTGTCATAGATGAACCAGCGACTGTTGAAATTGAAGTGACACCACAAGTTGTTTGACCAGTAGTGGTGTTATCAACTGTGTTTATCCTTACATTTCCAAACGAAGGCGTTGTTCCAGAAGCTGCGGCATTTAAAGATACTGCAACTGTCATTCCCGGAATAAGCCATGACACAGAAGCTCCGCCAACGGTGTCAAACACCAAATTCATATTACTTCCTTCTGCAACAAGCGTTGCTCCGCCTTTTGACAGAAAACTTCTATCGGCTATTGCTACTTTAGTTCTATCTTCTAAATATCTAAATTGAGAATCAGAAGTTGGAACTTTTCCTACTTTTGACAAGTATACAAAAAATGGAGATTCGTCTGGAGCTAATTCAGCAATTCTATCACTAAAATCAAACAGTCTGCGTGATGGAATGGTACTGTCAATAACCGCACCCGGAGTCTCAAATTTTACTTGTCCACTATTATAGTTGGGCATTTTATTCTCCTAGTTTAATTATAAAACCTTACTACGATTTCCCGCACTCATAACTGATTCCCACATGGTGTCTACATCACTTTTAACTTGTGGTGCTTGACCCTGTAAAACTCCAGCAGAGCGAGGAGCATCTTGTGCAGCTTTTACTGCACTTATAGTATCTGTGTTTTGATTATTGCCCTTGACATCACGATACAGCTTAACAAGATTTCCCATACCAACAGCCTCTTTAGGTTGAGTGGTAAATTGTAGAAAATCCCTAACTTCATTGTCCGACATCTTATAAGTATTTCTAAGTTCATTAACCGTGTTGTTTAAGTGCATTTGCGTTTGCATTTGCTTTTGTTGTTCAGCTATTTTATTAGATACTATATTGTTTGCCATGCTTTCTATTTTGTTTTGAACATGGCGATTTGATGCAGAACCGTCTTCTGTAAACGCTTCCCAAGGATTAAATTCGTCTTTACCTATACCGGGAGGTGATTGTTGTGTATCAGTAGGTTGTTGTGCAATTCCGTCTTGGAGTTTCTGAACTAAATCTGGTCGAGACTCTAAAAGATTAACCAATGGCTCATATTTTTTTAACCCCTGTAATTCCGCTTGACTACGGTCATACATTGATTGAAATTTCCTAGCTTCCGATTCTTCCGTTAAAGGCTGTTCCTGTGATTGTTCAGCGACAACTGGTTGCCCATGTTGCCCCAAGGCTTCTTGCTCTGCTAATAACATTTCATCTCCATTCGCTTGAGCTTCGACATTTGCCTCATTGTTTTGTAACGATTCCATACTATCTCCTTGTAAGATGTCTATATCGGTTTTTGAGCAGAACCAACAACCTTATCAGCCTCACGACCAATTCGGTTTGCTAATTTCTCAACCTCAAGCTTCACCTCTGTTTCTAGTTTATTACGTTGTACTCTTCTGTCCGCTTTAGAATCGGAATTAACTTCTGAAAGTTTTGATTTAAACTTTTCAACTTCAACTCGTTTTCTATCTTGAACAGATTCTCTTTGGGCTGTTTGCAAGTCGCCTTGCAAATTCTTTAACTGACCATTAAGGGCTTGGATTTGTTGTTGCATTTGCTCACGCTCATCCGTTCTTCTCATAATACCCTCTTTGTCAAAAATTTCTGGGTTCTTTTTAAGAACCTCTAGCCTATCAACAATTCCCAATTGAAAGGCTTCTAAATAAACACTAAGTTCTGCCCACTTATTAGTTGGCATGGTAGAACCCGGTTCAATTCTTATATCGTGTTGCTCTATGTTATACTTTTCTTTTTTAATATCAACAACAGCTCCAGATACATCTGTATAAAAATTAACCATTGCTTCTGTCATGTCGTTGTTAGGTTGAGCTAACCTAAACATTTTTTTATAAGTATAATGACCTTTAGATAAATTGTAAATTACTTTACCAAGGCGATTAATAGAAAATTCAATATCTCTAAGTTTAGACTTAGGTCTTTCACTTCCCTGTGCAATCATTCTTTCTGTGCCCCGAACCGTGTCTGGTGCCTTATCAGAAAAACCGTGCATCATCTCTGGTAAACCAAATATAAAATCAATATAAAATTCACATTGCTGTATTAGCTTATAAAACTCACCAGCAAGAGGAGATGGTTGTGGATAGTGTGGTTCTCCTTGAGAAGAATCTACTTCAATAACCGCATTAGGATTTGCCCAATCTTGTTCTAGTTGAGATATATCATCTACACTCCCTAAAGGAACTAATAGCTTTAACCCCGCAGATGCTTGAGCGTGAGACAATGCTAAAGACCATAACTTGTTTAATAGTCTCTGCATAGGTCTTGCTCTTGATATATCTGACTTAGGATAAGGTGTACCTGTCCAAACATTTGGAAGAGGAACAATTGGATATATATCTGTATTTAAAACGGTTTCATATAAAATAATTTCTCCGATAGACGCACATACCTTTACTCTTGTTTGATATACTTGCTGAACATCCATTAGACCGGCTTCTAACACATCTTTGTTTTCTTCGCTAAACTCAACAAACTCATCTTCTGATAAAACCATTTCATCGCCAGTTTGTGTACTAACCACAATATAAAAAGGAACTTTAACTTTATAAAATCTTTCTAAGATTCTATAACTTTTTGTTTGTATGTAATCTTTATCTTTGACTTCCGCTGGAGTAAATACTGTAGTTGAATTTTTGTTTTGAGATGCTGGATAATCCCTGTCATAATTATCTGAATGCTCAGATATGTTGTTAATTAATCCTTCAATTAACTCTCCTGTCTCTGGGTCTTGCTGGTCTCCCAGCTCTGGATATAAATTTAAAACTTGTTCGCCTGTAAGCACAGTAGATAAAATAATTCCATCTGCGTCATCTGCCCACCTATTTCTTGAAGAAGGTGGTATATACACACGAAAAGGGTCTATATATGTAAACTTAATATCTCCTTTGCCAAAGTCAGATTCTCTATCAGTATATACATAAAGATAACCAAGTCCTGTTGTAGCATAATCGTGTATAGCTTGTTTCATTTGAGCATCGCCATCAGATATTTGCCATATATATCCTACAATAGTTCTCCACACAGATGATATTTGAACATCTGAGTCTTCCCTAGGTGTAATTGTAAACGCTGGAGGTCTTGATGTTAAAACTGCTTTAAACTTTTCAACTGCTGCAGATACTCTATCCATAGGCACATCTGCTTGGTTTCGAGATTGAAGTTCATCTGACTCATCAGTAGTAAAGTGATTTCCTAAATAAAAATCAATATCTTTACGTGCCTCTTCATCCCAATCTGCTCTAGCATCGCTCCACTCTCTATAGAGCTGTTCGTTTACATCAGCCCTAGGGTCTTTTTGAATTTTTTCTGGCATTATCGGTCTATCATACCTCTTCCAAGATTAGACATATTATTTGCTCGATACAATGGAAGTTGCATTATATTACTCATTTCTTGATTCATTTGAGGTATAAGGTCTTGTAAAGAATATGCTTCATTAGACATTTCAATTCTTTCTGGTTGTACTTGTTCTCCCGCTTCCCTTGCTTTTTTTAAAGCCTCTTCTACCATTAACTTGTTAATCATATCTTGAAAAGCTGCCGCCTGTTGTGGACTTTGAATTTCTGGCATAGCCGGTTGCATCCAAGCTGGGGGAATATTTTGTGCTCCAAACTCTCCACTAATCATTCCCATATTTTGACCTTGATTTCCCATAGACATTCTAGCATCAATGTTTAAAGGGTCATCTGTCATGCCACCATCTTGCATATACCCCATTTTGTTTCTAACCATTTTTGGCAACTTTCCTAAACCCGGATTGTCACTAGGAACTTTTTTTAAATTATTGGTCATACCACCGTCTTCGTACTCATTAACATACCCGCCATCGTTATAACCCATAGTAGGCATATTGCTTTCACGCATCATATTTCCCATCTTAGGAACATAACCACCTCTTTTATAACCCATAGTAGGCATACCAGTTTCCCTCATCATGTTCCCAGCTCCAGATACGTAACCACCTCCTTTAAAATTTTGCATATTAGAAAGTTGTGCAGATGCAATTAACCCATCAATGCTTTCGTGAGCAGTTGGTTTCTGATTAAGCATTTGCATAACGCCAAGTCCGTATTGATTTACCATAGAGTTGTCCATAAGAGCCTCACCATCACCAACAACAATGTTTTCATTCATAGGGTTAGTTTGACCCCCATAATTATATTTTTTCATCTTTTTTTTATTTTTATACATAGCGTCTATTATCTCTTTGTTTGCAACAGCCGAATCTCGATTAATAACAAATGAGCCACTTGGCACTCCGTTTACAACAATTGTATCGGATGATGCCATTAGCCTTTAATTTCTACGTGAACTAAGTCATTAAATGATTGGTCTCGTATGTTTCCATCACTATCCCAATCTCCGCCCCAACGAACATTAATTCCTAATTCTTTACCAATTCCTCGTATCATACCACCCATATAATAAAACCGTTCTAAATCATCCCAATCAATTGGATAAGGTGCTAGGTCTACAGCTTTTCCTTCCATATGTTTAGAGTATTTTACTTTAGTTGCCCCTTGTTTAAGAAGCTTTTCTTGTCTTTCAGAAGACCTTACACCCTCGATAATAGTTACATCCATTATCTTTATAAGCTCATTTAAAACTTTAATAAGTTTATTATCAACGCCTTTAAGACGTTCTTTAGACTTTTTTCCGAAGTGGGGCATTGGGCTGATTATACAAAACATTGTTACTATTTAACAATAGTAAATTATCCTTTTGCTCCTGTCATCCAATTGTAGGTTTTTTTAAATTTCCTATACACCTCGTTTTCTTTAGGATTGACCATATTATCTTGCTTCATTCTTTGCGACTTAGGTGCTTTTGCAAAGTAGTCAGCATAATACAATCCATCCAACAAGTCATCATGGCGTGGTTTTGGGTGTTCAAAAAACTCATCCACTAATTCTGTCATATGTCTATAGATATAAAGTTTTTTAGAATTAACAATTTGACCTAATGCTGTTTCCAACCTATCTTCTTTTTTAATTCTAGCTGGTGGTTTAACACCTTTAAATATTCCGGGCATAAGTCTTTTTTCTTTTACAGACATACGAGTTACCATATCTCTTACCATTTCTTGAGCTGCGACAGTTTCAATAGTTACTCTTCTTATGGGAGAATATTTTTTAGCGTATTCAATTATTTTAGCTGGAACATCAAATGCTGGAATTCTTTCTCGGTAGTAATCAAGAACATATCTATTGTTATTTGAATCAATACCTATAACCATAATAACTTGATAGTCAGAAGTTTCACTTGCCGTTGCCGCCAAATCAACTCCAATGTATACATTAATTGGTATCGCTTCTTCTCCCTCAAAAATGTAAGGCATATTCCCTCTGTTTTTAAATGTACCATTGTAATACTGTATTCTATCTATTTTAAATGCAGCATTGGTTACATCACGAGCATCGTTCATATACTCTT